CTTCAATATTATCTGCAAAAGTAAATTTAGACATTTTCCAATCTTTCTTGTCCATACCAAAAAATGAGAACGCTGACTCTGGTATTTGCTCTATTACTTTATTCAATACATCTACAGCTAAATTAGCAATAAATTGTATCGTTTTACCAATTCCAGCAACAGCACTAGCTAGATTTTTAGCTAGAGTGAAGGGCGCATTTATTAATGTATCAAAAGCATCAATTATACTTGAAAGTACTCCTAAAATAATAGTAGCTTTCATTAATTTACCGATAGCTTTAGTAGCAAAACCTGCAGCTTTCTTTATTCCTCTAAAAGCTCCAACCCATACAGCTCTTGTAGCACGAGCAGCTACTGTTGCTGTTTTCCTCATCCATTTCCATCCATTACCTATACTTTTCCTCATTCCTAAACCGGATTTTTCCATAGTGTTCATAGCGTCTTTAAAGTGACGTACTGTTTTAATATCAGCATCTTTAAATATTCCAGTAGTAATTTTTCCATGCTTTTTATATTGAGCTTCAGCAGATTTTAAGGCTTTCTTTAGATTAGCTTTATCTCCTCCGTGGAGTCCTTCAAATCCTTGTTCGTTTGCTTTTTTAAGTAATTTACTATCAGATCCTTTAGCTAATTGACCTGCTACTCCTTTAAATTTCTTACTACCAGCAGCTTTCATCTGCTCTAAACTCATTCTTGTGTCGTCTATTCCTTTGCGAAATTTTTGTAAATCATCCCAAGCGTCTTTAAGCCCAGGACCACTTCCAATATTATTAATTTTTTCTCTTAATTTATCTATTCCAGGAAGAGTTTTTAATACACTAAAGCCGAGAGCTCCAAAAGCTAAAGCTGCGACGGTGGCATTGGCTGCAATAAAATTAGCCAAGCCTTCAAAAGCAGGTAATAAAAATCCGGTAACTGTTTTTACTAATTTATCAAATGTTTTTTCCAGTTTTACAAAAGCATTGACAGCAACGGGCATTTGACCATATTGCTCGTCTAATTGACGTTGAGTTTCTAATAGAACAGCTTGGCTTCTTTCGGCTGTTGTTAATGCATTTGCTGATTTGCCTATGGCTGCTGCATATTTTGAAGTAGCATCTTCTAACCTAAGAGTTATTCCTAATTCGTCCAATAATTCCGGCTCTGCTTTGGAGACACCTCTGACTAGTCTGTCAAAGGACTCTTCAAAATCTCTGCCTAAAGCTGCTGCTGCTTTTCTTGCTCCTACAGTTAGTTTTTCTATTTGACTAGTAGAAAAGCCTTTAGCACTTCCAATAGCTGCTGCTTGAGCAGCTTCTCTAAAACCTAACATACCACCACTAGCTTTTTGTATTTTACTAGTCATACTACTTAGAGCCATACCTGTTTTAGCCGCAAACTCTAGTTGCCCTTTTTTAAGAATTTCGAAATCTGCTGCATTCTTTAAGAAGTTAAAAGCTGCAGTAATAGCAAATATATTTGCAGCTAAAGTGGCATACGCAGGAACAAGCCCTCCAGTAATACCTTGAGCCATTTTAGAAAAGTTTTTAGTACTGTTCGCAGAAGTTCTAGCGGCGCCTTTAAGATTACGGTCAGCAGTACGAGCATTCTTACCAACCTCTTGTAAACTACCATTATCACTTACTCTTACGTCAACATTTACATCAGCCATTTTTATCTCTTATTAACAGGGTATACCTCATCTGAACTTGTTGATTTAGATGTAGCTTTCTGTTTCTTTTTAACCTCTTCATTTATAATGTTTACTTTAATAACTTCTATATTTTTAAGAAAGAATATTATTATTTGTCTATTTTCAACTTTATAAGCGTCAAATAGTTCAGATAATACACTCCAATCCTTGCCCATATAGCTGCCACTCATTCCATCCCAGTTATCGGGCATCAGTTCAAATAAAGAAATAGATAACTGTACTTCGTAAGGGAAGACATTATCCTGTATGGGCATCTTCTCTGGATCAGGCTCTTCCCCAAGTTGTTCACACATTCTTAAATAAGTTTCTAAACTTATTTCATTATTCTGTGAGTATTTTCTTTCAAGTAGTTTTGTTATCTGAACTACTTGCTCTCCATAAAATTTTCCAAGTCACCTACTGCTTCAGTAACCCAAGTATCAAAATCCGGAGAATTTTTCATTAAAATTTCTGCATTTTCTTGCGTGTATTCTAATTCATCGTCTAATTTTTGCTTACTTACATCTACTAATAATAACTCTTGAAGTATTGCATAAGTTAAACCTTTCCACCCTTTTATTACGGCAGATACATAATGTACTAGAAACTTATCTTCATCTAGTTGCTCTTCAAAAGCCCTAGTCTTTTTATTGAATTTGTTACTAACACATTTATTTCGAACTTTTAATAGTTCTTCACGGGATAGATGTGTTAAGTCTATCTCGAACTCTTCATGTCCGGGAAACTCTAAAGTTACCGTCTTACTAGGAGTAAGCAAACTTGCTAAAGATATTGCCGGTCTTTTCTTTTCTGTTGTTGTTTCGGTCATTTTATTATCCTGTTTATTAATTAAAAAGTAAGAAGAGGGTGAGAAAGTCCCACCCTCTTCTAATTAAATTACGAAGCGGCCGCTAAAGGTCCAACCATCGTAATAGTTACATCATCTGCGCTGTCCAAATCTGTGGGCAATGCGTTAAATGAAGTCTCAAGAGAAATCACGTCCTCAATAGAATGAGTAGGAATTTCTACGTGAGCTTTGGGTAACTGAATATTACAGTAAGGAGAAGTAGTACCACCAATCTTAAATGTTATATCAAAATTGTTAGTAACAATGTTTCTCTGTCCTGATCCAGCCATATCCTGCCAAAAATCCTGTGAAGTATCCTTTCCACCTGCAAGATAGCAAGTAAAAGCTCCAGAAACATTTCTAGGTCCAGTTATGTGCTCCAAAGGAGTATTTACTGATCCAAGTGTATCAGGAGTTAGATAGTTAATTCCATTATCAATACTAATGTTTCCACCAGTTAGAGTTAATGAATAAGACTTTCTAGCGCTACTATGGTTGGTAGCATTATCACCGTCCAGTACCAGTTGAGTCAATCGATTACGTAAGTAATTAGATGTATCAGATGTTCTCTGTCCTTCTTCAATAGTAGATGCTACAATAGTACCATTAGTAGTAACTGTACCACCAGTACCGTCTGCAGTAACTGCAACAGCACTTCCACCTGAAGTTAATGAAACTTGGAAGGTATTAGTAGCAGTTGAAATAACATAGTACTCACCTTCTGCGATTCCACCACTGAAATCCGCTAAGGATACCAAAGTACCGTTAGCAATACCATGACTAGACTTAGTAATAGTATCTCCACTATTTTGACAAGTAACACTAGTTAAAGTAGTTACTTTCTCTTCAATAGTTTCTGCGAAGCCACTCCACTCAACCTGAGCAATACCATCAACATCAAAAGAGATGTTTGCGGTATTAACAACACACTTATTTAGTTTGTATACAAAACCAGTAGCAAATTGAAATTCCATTGTGATAGTATTCAAAGCCGCTTTATTAGAGCGAGTAGAATCATACACAACACTACCAGTAGCTGAAGTAGTTCTAGCTGTAGTAGAAGCTTCAGTAAGTGCGCCTTGCGCTAACAGCGCGTTCCAAAGACATTCTTCAACTGCATGAATATGAGCATTAGAATGATTTTTAGTTCCAGTACCGTTAGACTTAAACGGTCGAATATATGTAGTAAAAGACCACTCTGCCGGAGCAAGAGAGTCATTAAACATTCGTCGACCACGACGGGAAGTACCCGCCGAACTTTCCATTTCCGAGAGAGTTACTTCGCTAGCATTAGTCGCCTGACTAAAACTAAAACCTTCTTGGATAGGCATTTTATACGTGACAGAATCTGCAGTACCCGCCGCAACATTGGGGGTTATATGCAGTACCACGTCTCTTTGTAAAAATACTGCCATGTTAGTCTCCTAACTTGAGTCGTTATCTATCCGTGCGTTCGCTGTAGTAGATAAAAGACTCTTAATATCGCAACTCAAGTACCATTTCACCGACACCGAGTGGCGCTAAAGCACCCTCATCGGTATCAATACTAATAAGGGTGATTTGGACCACGTTTTTATCCAACCCAGAGGTCTCTTCGTACCCCAGAGTTGAATTCGCGTCCAAAACCGTTTCTAAGTCCTCAAGGACTTCTTCTAATTCTTCAATAGGATCGTCACCATTTACATATACTCGTATGGTAACATTTAAAAATCTCCATTTGTTTCCTCCACCATAATATTGACGTGTTTCCATTCCTGCTGACATATGTACTGCAGGAAATTGAGAAACCTCATCCCAAAACATCATTCGTGGAGAGATACTGCCTGTAAGATCCGTCTTATAGGAACCAGTACCATCAATAACCTCAAACTTTTCAACAAGAGAAGAAAGTATTTTTGATCGTCTAGTAGTATCGTCTCTTGCCATTATTATACTCTTTGTGTATAGAATCTGCCTTTCATTACTTTAGCAGCGATTTCTCTTATACTTGCATCAATTAGTTTTCTAGGATCTCTATCGGAATCTTTTTCAAAAACTTCATAAGGATCTCTTTGATACGTATATTGTATTGTAGGAAACTTTGAATTTCCCATCATATTTTGTACTTTAACACTTTGTCGGAATCTTCCCGTTCTATTAACTAATCTGGGTTCTTTCATATTAGCCGTTAACGTTTCTGGTAGTTTATTATTTAAAAGAGTTAATAAACTAATAGGACTAAATTTCGTTTGTTTTTTATCAATTGTTCGTTGTTCTTCTGTATGGGCTTTAGTCTTGGACTGTATAATACTAGAGGTTGTAGAAAGTTTTTTAGATTTTCCTACTTTGCCTATTTTACCCCGTTTAGGATCTTTCTTTTTTACTCGTGTTTTCTTTTTAGTTTTGACACTTACTGAAGGACCTGCCATTCCTAAAAAAGAATTAAGAATCCTATTTACAAGCATAGAAGATATTATCTTTTTAGGAGAAGGACTAGCTCCGCTAGTAACAAAATCTTTTTTATATTTCTTTTTTATTTCATCTTCAATTCTCTTCTCTAACATAGGCCGAAGCCCTTTCCAATCTGTAGACTCTTCTCCAGGTCTATTTAAAGCATTGGGACCTAATTTTCCTTGAATTGTAATTGTTTTCCAAAAATTTTCTGAGGTAGCATTTTGATCACTTACCCAAATCCAACTAGTATCTAATATCATGTTTCTTATAACACTTTGAGCAGCGTTTCTGGCTACCTTAAAATCAATCTTGAAATCATCTATAGAGTCTTCAACACTATCTTTTAATTCATCGCTAAGAGCTTTATCAAAAGAAGCTTGGTCTCCTCCTGAAGGCTTCATGCCTTTAACGCCTTGCTTGTCTCCTGGCAATGATTGACCTGATAATACTCTATCGAATTGAGTTAAATATTCTGAACCAACAGTTCTTTCTGTGTGAAGCATTTGAGTTTGTCTTTTAAAAGTCTCCCAATTATCTTTAACACCCTTTAATAATGAATTCTTATCTATAGCTTCACTTACTAAAGCGAGATACGGTGCTTTAAAATATGTCTCATTAGTACCTTTGTTCCACTTTGAAAAATATAACTGAATCGAACCATCTGCTCCAGTCTTTGCCGGTTCCATCTTTGCAGTTTTAGTTTTATTATATTTTGCTTCAAAATTAGCTACGACATAATCTGTAACCTGTTCCATTGCTTTCATAAGATTTTTGTCTCTAGCTGCAACAGCCATTGCTGCTTCAAATCGTAGACCTCCCTGAGAGGGAGCTCCATGCGTTGCTTCGTAGGCTTCTTCTTGTTTCTTTTGCTCCGCTGCCACATTATTCTTTTGTAGAATAATTATGGAGTTAGATACTATAGTTTGTTCAAAATTTTCGGGAGTTATAGTTATAAGCAATGGATTGTACTTATCAACGAAGTCACGTACGATATCATTACTTTTCGAAACGTTAGTTACTATTTCCCTAATGAGGGCATTTACAATTGTTTTTGACATTTATATCACATCAATTACTCGATACATATCTAAAATCCTTTTTATGTGATCAGGAAATCCAATATTTTCTCGAATACTTGTGGACGTTTCATTTTGAAGTGTCGCACCAGCCAATGATTTTCTACCTTTGTACTCTTCTTTAAGGTAATAGGTAATTAAGTCGTATATAGCTAATGTGAGGTCTTGAGGAGTTGTAGAATATCCTGCGGTGTAAATAACTTCAACGGCAGCGAAACCTTTAGACCAGGCCTTTTCGCTAGTTTCTCCGTCAATTCTATATATCCTATCGTGTTCTGAATCTATAAAATAATCTGTATTATTTACAAGAGTAGTGTACGCATCAGCAATGCTCCCTCTTTCTTTAACAGAGGTAACACTATTTAGTGGAGATTCTGTAAGAAAAAGTTCTGAAGTTACCGCGTCTCTAATATCGAAGTTTTCAGTCTTCGCAGAACTATAAAAATCTATTATGCTATTTCCGCAATAGCTTTTCACAAGGTCGCTGACAGGTCCAACTAGCTGATCAATTTTATTATCATCTTTATAATGATCGATTCCTCGATAGAGCTTATAATTATCTTTAGTAACTAAATTTGCCATAGATTTTCCTTATGGTAACCAAAGGGGAGGTGACCCTCCCCCTGATTACATTTACCCAGTAGGATTAAGAGCCCTTGAACTGCAAAGGCCACGCCGCAGTTGTACCTGCGATGATGCCTGCGAATCCAAGTCGTTGTGACGCGACAAGAACTCTGCGCTGCTCAGCGACTTCATAATCGCTTTCAACCGTAACACCACGAAGACGCGGAATTACAAAGTTACGCGGATTCACTGCTACTGCATAAAACTTGCTTACAGCTGCTGCTGCAAACTCGTCCGATACAATAACTGGAGATCCGTAAATCTGGCCTACTTGACCAGTAAGTTTGGTTGAATTTGCATTATCAACCTGACTGACGTCCGCAAAATTAGCATCAGCAATAAGTTCGTGATACTTACTTAAGCTAACGATGTAAACTACATCTTCAGGACGAGCGCCATATTTACCCATATTTTTACGAGCTGCCAATAGTTCGGTAGCTAGCATAACAGGGTGTGAGGCATAAGCTGTGGCATGCTGAGTTTTATTAGAACCCGCATACGCGACTACACCCGCAGGGGAAGCTCCGCCTGCTCCGAAAGGACTATCTGCAGTATTACCAACAAGAACCATGTTCTCGACGGAACGTGCTTGAGACCTAACGACAGCTTCACGGATAAGAGGAAGAATAGGAATAATTGCATCCTCTTCAGTCTCGTTACCAAGGTAGGTACGAGAAATAAGCTTCTTAGTACTAAGAGTAGTTTCAGTCATATCGATTCCACCCCTATCACCTTGTCCTGTAGTCTTGTAAGTATCTCCTCTAGTG